ACTCGCAAACTCTTACCATAAGGGCGAGGTTCTTGAGAAATATCCACTACAGATGCGTCTTTGTACGCAGTGCTGGCATTCACAGTTGTCTGTTTCTGTTGAACCTGCGAAGATGTTTGAACACTATCTTTACATCTCTGATACAAGTCAAACACTCACAGATTATTTCGAGTGGACCACAGATTACATTCTAAGCAAGATCGAGAAACCGAAGAATGCTCTAGAGATTGCCTGTAATTCTGGATTGTTGCTGGAGATGTTTAAAGAAAAAGGCATCGAATGTGTTGGCGTTGACCCTGCGCAAAACATTCGTGAGTTATCTGCGCAACGTGAACTAGATGTTTATGTGGATTATTGGAATAGTGAGTTTGCTAATAAACTCAAATCAGAGAAAGGCAAGTTCGATCTAATTCTTGCATTCCATGTTCTTCCACATGTTGAAGATCCTAATGACTTTATCGCTTCCTGCTCTAAAGTTCTTTCGGATAACGGAACTATCTTTATTCAGACTTCCCAGTGTGATATGTTCCTAAACAATGAGTTTGATGTAATCTATCATGAGCATTCATCATACTTTACTGGATATTCCATCATGAAACTGGCTCGTAACCATGGCATGTATGTTTCGAGCATTGTTAAGACTGACATTCATAGTAAGTCTTTCTTGTTCTCGCTCACAAAACAAAAGTGTGATGAGGTTGAATTGTATGCATTGTTGAAACAAGAAACTGATAATGGCATATATAGCGTTGTTAAGTACGAATCATTCGCTCGCAAAGCAGCAGAAACAAAGCAAAAGTTAATTGATAACCTAACTCGTTTCCGCAACGAAGGTTATGTGCTCATTGGTTATGGTGCTGCTGCCAAAGGCAATACCTTGTTAAATTACATGCAGTTTGAACTTGATTTCATCATCGATGATAACTATTTGAAGTGGGATTATTTGACACCAGGAATGAACATTCCTATTCGCTCAATCGATCTTCTTCGTGAACCAATAAACAAAATCTGTTTTGTTCCTCTTGCTTGGAACTTCTATAAGGAAATTCGAGAAAGAGTCAAGGCAGTTCGCGATAATCCAAATGATGTATTCGTTCGTTACTTCCCTGAATACATTGAAGAATGATTGTATCATCCTGTCCATTAAGAATATCGTTGGTTGGTGGTTCTACAGATCATCCACACTTTATTGAGAAATATGGACGTGGGTCAGTAATTAGTTTTCCTTCTAATCTAAGAACCTATATTACCATTCACCAAGATGTGTTCGGTATCAATACTATCGACGAGACATACAACATTAGTTACTCTCGCCGAGAGACTGTAAAGAACATAGCAGATATTCAAAACGAAATGGTTCGCCATTGCTTTGAGTATTTGAATGTCGATAGAATTAATTGTAGTCTTGTATCAGATATTTACTCTGCTGGTTCTGGTTTGGCAGCATCATCGTCTTATCTCCAAGCATTGATCAAAGCAATTTATGTTTGGCGAAACGAGTCGATTACTGAGTTTGAAGTCTGTAAAATTGCTGAGCAAATTGAACGCAAGTTTAATCCGCTAGTTGGTCAACAAGATTTCTATGGTAGTATGGGTGGATTGAAACGAATCAATTTCTTTCATAGAGCAGACCCAGAAATCAGATATTTGAGCACCAAGATATTCGATGAGATGGAGATTCACTTACTATATACAGGTGTGCTTCGTAACTCGACCAAGGTTCTTGAAAGTCTAAACATTGACAAATCTATTCCATTGCTTTCTGATGTGCAGAATTTAGAAAAGGCAATTAATACTTGCAATGTGAATTGGTTTAATATCATCATGAAAGAATCATGGAAGAAAAAGAAACAAACCAGCCCATTGATATGCGAAAATGAAATTTTAGTTGACTTGGACAATAAACTCAGTTATGATACTAGAGTTCTCTCGCATAAACTTTGCGGTGCTGGGAATGGTGGCTATTTCTTGATATTCTCTCGTAAAAATTCTTGCCTAGAAAAAGAATTTGAGCGTTGTCATAGAATTAATATTTCTGAAACTGGATTAAAATATATTAATTTAACAAATGAATTTACAAGAATTTAAAACCTGTCTGGACTCTATCGATCCTATTGATCTAGAGCATCTTAAAACTGTAATCCGTGACCACAATCACATTATCCTATTAGGTAATGGTGGCAGCAATGCTATCACAGGTCATGTCGCGCAAGACTATACAAAAGCACTTGGCAAAAAAGCAATCTGCTTTTGTGATTCTTCTCGACTAACTTGTTATGCGAATGACTATGGCTGGGAACATGCATACACCAAGTTCCTAGAACAGTTCGTGGAAGAGAAGTCTCTTGTCATTCTAATCTCGTCATCTGGAAACTCGCAAAATATTTTAAATGCTGCCGAGTTTTGTGCTAGTAAATATGCGATGGTAACATTGTCTGGCTTTGAACCTAACAATAAACTACGCACCAAGTATCAATATGACTCTGACTTGCACTTCTATGTACCGAGCAGAGATTACGGTATCGTTGAATACATCCACGGAATTATTCTACACTCAGTTATATGATCTTCGGCAAATATACTGAATTAAAGAAACAAGATCTAAAGATCGGGATTACGTTCTCGCAGTTCGACCTTCTTCATGCTGGTCACGTTGCCATGCTTGCTGAAGCGAAGCAACATTGTGATTATTTAATCTGCGGATTACAGAACAATGCCAGCGTAGATCGTCCAGAGAAAAACCCACCTATTCAATCTATTGTCGAACGACAGATTACTCTAAGTGCTGTTCGGTTCGTCGATGAGATTATCATATACAACACCGAAAAAGATGTAGAAGATATTTTACTCACGTTGCCCATTGACGTTCGTATTCTAGGTGTAGAGTATATGGAAAAAGAGTTTACAGGTCGCGCTATCTGTGAGAAGCGTGGTATAGAATTAATCTTTAATAGTCGCGATCACAGTTTTAGTTCTAGCAGTCTTCGTAAGCGTGTCGCTGAAGCAGAAAAGAGAGTTTAATATGAAAGCATGTATCGCATCTTACTTTATGCCAAACATAAATCCTAAGACTGTAGAACTACAGCGAAAGGTTGTTGAAAAATTTAATCCGCTTAAACTACAACATTTGGTTATCAAAGGCGAAATTCCACACGGTATGTTTATGGATTATGTTTGGTCATTAAATGGTCAAACAGTTGGAGCATTGAAAGATCAAAAGATTGAAAAGCAATTAGATTTTGATGTTGTGTTGTTCTTAGACATTGATTGTTTACCAGTCAGTGAAAATGCAATAGAGATTTATCTAACCAGAGCGTTGGAAGGCGGGTTAATTGGTAATGCCCAACGCTCAGGACATATTCAAAACAACAATCATTTGTTTGCTGCACCATCTGCTCTTGCATTAAGTGCTTCTAATTTTGATAAGATGGGTCGACCTTCTGCTCTAGAAACATCTCGCGGCGATGTCGCTGAAGAATATACTTTTGCTGCTGAAGCAACCAATGTTGCGGTTGACTTTATTCCCCCAGTCAGGTATGATAGAGAAGTATATCGATATGATTGGGAACAAGATCGACGTCCATATTGGACTTTAGAACATGGATTGCCGAACTATGGTCTCGGCACAACCTATGGCAATCCAGTAGAAGGCGATCTATTCTGGCATAACTTCCAGATCAGAGTAGAGGGACAGCAAGAACAATTCTGGAAAAAGTGTGAGGAATTATTAAATGGCAAATAGATCAGATTTTTTTAATGCTAAACTTCCGCGCTCTATTAAGCGCATGCTTATTATGGGTCAAGTCAATGGTTGGACTGGCAATGAGCATTCTCGTGGTGCAATAAAGAATCAGTTTATCAAAGCGCATGCTAATCATGTTGGGTTTAAACTCAAACGCCAATCAGCGGAAAGTGGTGGCGAAGAATAATGCATTCACTAACAGAACTCCGCGACTTTCTTTTATCAAAAGAGATTGAAGTAAAAGAATTCAACGGATGGTTACTTAAAGTTGGTAAGGATGTTTGGACTTTGAGTGGTGATGTGTTCTACAGAAACGGTATGCCACAAAGTCTAAAACAAAAAAATATTTTTAACAATTACAAAAAGGTAAGAACAAATGGCGAACATCAAAGCACTAAAACTCGTAAATGGCGAGGAATTAATTGTAGAAATCGAAGAGGATAACGAAACTTCGATCACGTTTACAAATCCAGTTGCTTGTGTTCTTCAGCGTGGAAAAGATGGCGCACCAGTTCTCGGTTTCATGCCATGGATGCAAGCAAGCAATCCTCCGTTTACAATCGACAAGAATAACATTCTTGTCATGTCAGAAGTTGCTGATGAAGTGAAAAACGGTTATAATCAAATCTTCGGGGCAGGAATTGTTGTGCCGCCAAAGCAATTGATTACAGGATAATATGTCCGATTTCTATACCAATGTCTGCGTTTCTGGCAAGTATATACTTTACAGAGGCGTGGAGAATGACAAGCGTGTCCGACGCAAGATCGAATATCGTCCGACGTTTTATCTATTGAGTCAAGAGCAAACTGATACAAGAACTCTAAATGGCGATTGCGTAAAATCAATTCAACCAGGAACCATTTCTGAGTGTCGCGATTTTTTAAAGAGGTATGAAAATGTCGACAATTTTCCTGTTTTTGGTAATAATCGCTATGAGTATTCTTTTATTGCCGATAGTTATCCTGACGATATTCTTTGGGATATTAATAAAGTTAGCATTGCCTATCTTGACATCGAAGTCGGATCTGAGAATGGATTCCCAGAGCCAAAAGATGCCAACGAAGCAATCACCGCCATCACTATTAAACTCAAAGGTAATTATTTTGTGTTTGGTTGTGGCGATTATGTCAAGCATCGTGACGGCGTGCACTATGCAAAATGCCGAGATGAACTTGACCTTATACGACGATTTCTCGATTTCTGGACCAGATTCCATCCCGATGTTGTAAGTGGTTGGAATATCAAGACCTTCGATATTCCGTATCTTATCAATCGCATCACCAAACTCTTTGGTGAACCAGAAGCCAAGAAGTTATCTCCTTGGAATTATCTAGACAAGCGCGAAGCATATTTTATGAATCGCGAGCACATCATCTATGACATTGTAGGTGTTGCCACTCTAGATTATCTTGAACTCTATCGCAAGTTTACATATACTCAACAAGAGTCTTATCGTCTAGATAACATTGCTCACGTTGAGTTGGGTGAAAAGAAATTAGACTTTAGCGAATACGAAACACTACACCAACTATACAAACACGACTACCAAAAGTTTATCGAGTATAACGTCAAAGACGTAGAACTTGTTGAGAAACTCGAAGACAAAATGAAGATGATCGAGTTGGCATTGACTCTTGCTTATGATAACAAGGTCAACTATGACGACGTGTTCACTCAAGTCCGTATGTGGGATGCGATTGTATTTAATTATCTCAAGCGAAAGAATGTTGTTATTCCTCAGATGAGGCGTGGTGATAAATCTTCTGCTTACGAAGGCGCATATGTCAAAGATCCTATTCTTGGCATGCATAAATGGGTTGCTTCGTTTGACTTGAACAGTCTGTATCCGCATTTGATTATGCAGTATAACATCTCGATGGAAACTCTTATTGAGCCAGCGAAGTATACTGATCAGATGAAACAATTTATTGGCAACAAACGAATCAATGTCGACACACTGCTGAGCCAGCAGATTGACACGAATGAACTCAAAGAGATGGGTGTTACCATTACACCGAATGGTCAGATGTTTCGTATTAATGAACAGGGCGTTATGCCTGAGATCATGGATAGCATGTACAAAGATCGCACTCGCTATAAGAAACTTGCCCTTGAAGCCAAGAAAAAGATTGAGACTGTTCTTGATGATAAGAACCAAGTTAAGTATTTGGAGAATCAGATCTCGCGATACAATAACTTGCAGTTGGCGAAAAAAGTTACGTTGAACTCTGCTTACGGCGCACTGGGTAATCAATACTTCCGCTTCTTTGATATTCGTATCGCAGAAGGCATTACCACCGCAGGTCAGTTATCTATTCGATGGATCGAGCAAAAAATTAACAAGTATATGAATGTTCTTCTCAAAACTGGGAATGAAGATTATGTTATTGCTTCTGATACAGATTCGATCTATTTGAATCTTGGACCGATCGTAGATAAATTTTTTCCTGGAACGAACGACACGAAAAAAGTTATTCGTTTTATGAACAAGATCTGCGAAGAAAAGATTCAACCATACATCGATGAATCGTATGAAGAACTGAAGCAGTATGTAAATGCATATCAACAACGTATGGAGATGAAGCGTGAGTCTCTTGCTGACAAAGCAATCTGGACTGCAAAGAAGCGATATATTCTTAACGTCCATGATAGCGAAGGTGTTGCGTATGCTAAACCTAAACTCAAGATCATGGGTCTCGAGGCAGTTAAATCGTCAACTCCCTCCGCCTGTCGCACGAAAATTAAAGAAGCAATTAACATTATCATGACACAATCTCAAGATGATCTGCATAGATTTATTAAGAAGTTTCGTAAAGACTTTAAAACAATGCCGATTGAAGAGATTGCGTTCCCAAGAAGTGTCAATGGATTGACGGAGTATGCTGATCCTGCTAGTATCTACAAGAAAGGCACACCGATTCATGTCAAGGGTGCGTTGGTCTACAATCATTTCTTGCGTGAACTTAAATTGACCAAACGATATCAAGTAATTCAAGAAGGCGAGAAGATCAAGTTTATCTATCTCAAACAACCAAACTTGTTCAATAACAATACTCTTGCGTTTTTATCTGGTTTGCCGAAACAACTTGACGCTGAACAATATATCGATTATGATTTGCAGTTTGAGAAATCATTTATTGAACCGCTGAGCATTATTCTGTCTGCAATCAATTGGCAAACAGAAAAAGTTGAGACACTGGATTGCTTTTTCTCATAAAATATTATACAATACATATATCCAAATACGGAGATTACAAATGAGCCTCTTAGATAAACTCAAGAAAAATTCTACAATCAAGGACACCGCAATCCTTTCTCGTTCAATCTTCTTTGAAGAAAAGGATATGGTGCAAACAAGCATTCCTGCTGTTAATATTGCGCTTTCTGGTTCTCTTGATGGTGGTTTCACTCCTGGTCTCACAATGTGGGCTGGTCCGAGTAAACACTTCAAAACTGCGTTTAGTTTGATTATGGCAAAGGCATATCAGGACAAGTATTCTGATGCTGTCGTTCTGTTCTACGATTCTGAGTTTGGTACTCCGCAATCTTATTTTCAAAACTTTGGTATTGATAAAGATCGTGTTGTTCATACGCCAATCACCGATGTCGAACAATTAAAATTTGATATCATGAATCAGTTGGCTAACATTGAGCGTGGCGATCATGTCATGATTCTCATTGATTCGATTGGCAACCTTGCTTCGAAGAAAGAAGTTGAAGATGCTCTTGAGCAGAAGTCAGTCGGTGATATGACTCGCGCCAAACAAATTAAATCCCTGTTCCGCATGGTGACACCGCACCTTACGTTGAAGGATATTCCCATGGTAGTTGTGAATCACACCTATATGGAAATTGGTATGTTCCCGAAAGCGATTGTCGGTGGCGGTACAGGTTCCTATTACTCAGCAGATAATATCTATATCCTTGGTCGTCAGCAAGAAAAGGATGGCGGTGATCTAGTTGGTTATTCTTATATTATTAATGTGGAGAAGTCTCGTTATGTTCGTGAAAAAGCAAAAATCCCTGTTACTGTCCGTTTTGACGGTGGTATTAGCAGGTTCTCTGGTCTCATGGATATGGCACTTGAGTCTGGTCATGTGACGAAACCATCTAATGGTTGGTACTCTCGTGTCAATACTCAGACGGGTGAAGTAGAAACCAAGAAATGGCGTTTGGCTGATACAGACAGTGGTGAATTTTGGAATCAAATTCTTGAAGATGATTCGTTTAAGGATTGGATTCGAGATAACTATTCGTTTGGTTCTGCATTAACAGTTGTGGATGAAGAAGATGTTTGAGGATTTATTTGCAAAACTCCAATTTTGGAAAGCAAAGAATTTCGTAGTGTTGGATGAGCACTACGAATTCATGCTTGACTTGTCAAACAAAGACGAAATATCAGTGCGCATACTCAAGAAATTTCCTGGAGTCATTGTTGAATACTCAAAGATTCATATGACAACAGATAATC